AATTATGTTCACCACCAGTTATCTCATAGTCTGTAGGATCTTCTGGAACATTACCTGATGATAACATTTTAGTGATACCAGGTATGTTCTTCTCAGCACCTGCACCCGTTGACCCACCTGCTACTTGTTCTAGGAATGGTGTATAGGCAGCTTCTGCCACACCTTCAGGTGAAGTAGGTAGACCTCCTTTAGAGGGGTCATACACGTCACGGGGAGTAGCAGTATTATCTGCCGCCCACTTTTGCATATCAGAACCAGTGAGGTCCGTAGCTACGATACTACCCTTAGCGTCTTTCACCGTATAGAGCATACGGGTTGAACCATCAACCATAGTCTTTCTTTTGACTTCGTAGTTATATGAACCTTCAGGTGTTTCAAAGGTAACGGTGCCTTTTATAGCCTGTTGTGGCGCTGGGCTTGGCGTAGGGCCATCATCTATAACAGGTGTTTCTACAGGCGAAGTTATAGGTGTTTCTACAGGTTTCGTACCATAGTCGGGGTCAAAGTCAGGCGGCAATAAAATAGGCATACCATACTGATCACGTGCATCGTTATTACCTGTATCAGGCTGACTCAGGTCAAACCCACCAGTAGTGTTGGGTGTAGCAACTGGGGCTGCTGCAAGCGCATTGTCCAGAGCTTCCTGTTTAGCGGCCAGCTTGTCGTTTCGCTCACTACCCTTAATTCCAAGGGCGCTGTTACTGGTGTTGTTAAATATATCTAACGCCGCACGAGCATCCGCTACCGCCTTATCCTCTGTAATGCCACCTGCAGCATACCCCTGCTTATTAACATAGCCACCTGAGGCCATAGAGATACGCTTCTTAGCTTGCTGAGCCATGTTGCCTACCCTAGAGGATACACCAGGATTAGCTGCCATGTACTTCACTTGTTCATCAGCCTGCATTCCTGCCATAGCTGGGTCAATCTTACCTAGTTGTTCAGGTGTGAAACCACCAAACTGCTTAGCCATATCTTTTTTACCTTATTTATTTACTGTCATCCATACAGCACCCGCAATGAATGTCAGTACTGCTACTGTAGCTACTTTTATTGTTGTTGTCCAGAATGCTTTACGTGTATCACGCCATGCTTCTATTAAACTTCTCATCTCTGTAATGTCTCTGTGTGCATCGCCATCTAGTAGGCCAATAGAACGTAGAGCTTCCTTAGCTCCGCGCCTAGCTGCACGATCTAGCATAGCCTCTAGCTCATCTGGTGTCAAGTTAATATTACTCATGACTTATGGCTTTGTAGGCCAGTCACCTGACTCTAAGTTAGGCCAGTTGGCGTGGTCAGGTAGGTCACGTAGTGCTTGACGATAGGTTGCCATAGCAGATACCATTGTTACATCAGACAGTGCATAGAAGTCTGTCTCTGCTATTAGGGCATCTCGTGTAGCTCGGTGGATGTCAGGCAATCCGTCAATGCGATCTGTTTCTTTTTGAGCATCATAAGCAGTGCGTTCATCAGAGGTGTACTTGTCTGTAATCTGCCAAGTTTGTGCGTAGTTATCCCCACTTAGTACAGGAGTAATTTCTACACAGTTTTGGTATTCAGGGTCATACTCTTCTGGGTCTGCAAACTGGAATAGTGCAAAGCCATATGCCGCAACGTCAATCTTAGTAACATCCCGTGGGAAGCTGACGTTCTTGTTCTCGTGCTTTATGCGGACATGGGACACGGGCCACTCTGCGGGAACACCATTTTTAAGTTTAACAAGCATGCCCATTCTCCTTATTGTAAGACATTATCTATATATATTTCAGTAGAGCTACTTTGATCAACATCCGTGGAAGGAAATGTTCTCTCATCTCCGGGCCATACTATTCTCACTGCGCCTTTTCCACCTGAGGGGTTTCCAAGATTACCTGCGCCACCACCATAATCCCCAGCTTGGCCTGACCCACTAATCCTACCATTTGCGCCATTGGTTCCACCACTGCCACCAGTCCCCCCTTTCGGGATATAACTTTGAGCAGCGTTGCCCCCGAGACCACCAGTGCCGTTTGAGCCTTGGCCGAAAATACCAACACCGCCGCCGCCAGCGCCGCCCCAGCCGAGATTAGTGCCTGCGTTAAATGTTCCAGAACCGCCACCGCCGCCACCGCCGCCAGTGCCGTTTCCGCCTGCACCTGCGTCAGGATAACCTCCCACACCGCCAGCGCCAGCATACCCACCAGCGCCGCCTGCGCCACCAGAGGCAAAATAACCAATAGGACGCCCTGCACCGCCAGTACCACCGTTTCCACCACCGTCTCCCGTATAACTTCCTCCAACACCTCCTGGTGAAGCTGTTGCCCTTGCCCCGCCCCCGCCTTTTACAGTAGAAGTGTTGATAAAATAACTATCTCCGCCATTATTGGTTCTAGTTCCTGCCACACCAACAACAACAGTATAGCTTGACCCTGGGGTAACGGAGATAGTGTTATTGTACCCGAGGCCACCTGCTCCGCCACCGCCTTTACCTTGGTATTGCCCACCAGGAGCGCCAGCACCAACCGCAACAACACTAACTAATTCTACGCCAGAAGGACACTCCCAAGTATAAGTGCCAGCCGAGATAAAATAAGCCTCACCAGGACCTCCGCCTGACGAACCAGCAGAACCCATGAATACTTTTTCAAATCCGTTACGCAATTGCTGTTCCTCCAAGGAAACCATAGTAAGTTGTTCCGCCATCTCTAGTTATGAAACCATAGGCTTGTACTTCGTTATCACCTGCAGCATCGGGTGCTGAACCACCTGCCCAATCGACTGATCCCGGCCATGTCAGTGTCACTGCAGTACTATGCTGAGTAATGATAAGTAGGAAGGAATAAGAAGTACCACTAGAAGGTGGGTTACTAAATGCAAATGTAGTGTTAGCTGATACGGTCACAGAAAAGTGTGTACCTGTAGCTAGATCACAAGTAACTGTAGATGCAGCAGATTTAGCTATGTAAGTTTCTTGGTATGTGACAGGTTTAAATAGCCCTGTTGTAGTAACATTACGCATTCCTGCATAGTCTTTGTTGGAGTCCAATATTACAGCTTTAGAAGCAACTGCTGTACCCACTGCTGTACTACCAATGTCTAATGCGTTAAGCTCACCTACAACAGCAGTAATGCCATCCAGAATGTTAAGCTCTGCTGCTGTAGAGGTTACGTTAGTGCCACCAATGTCTAGTGTAGTCATTGAGACTTCACCTGCAACAGTAACAAGACCGTTAGCTAAAGTTATTAAGTCGGTATCATCTGTATGACCTATAGTTGTACCGTTAATTAATACATTGTCAATGTCTAAAGAGCCACCAGAGATTAAACCTGTAGTAGTAATAGTAGATGCACCACTGTCAATGTTACCAAACCCAGATGTAATGCTACCAGAGTTAAGAGCACCAGTTGTAACTATTGAACTTGACCCAGCTGTTACTCCTTTAGTATCAAGTTGTGTTTGAATTGCAGAAGTAACTCCATCCGTATAGTTCAACTCAGCAGCAGTAGCTGTTACACCGTCTAAGATATTAAGTTCTGCTGCAGTACTAGTGACACCATCAAGGATGTTAATCTCTGCTGTAGTAGCAGTAACACCATCCATAATATTAAGTTCAGCTGTAGTGGTAGTTAAACCATCAAGTATATCTAACTCAGTACCGCTTACGCCTGTGGCAATGTAGTCAGCTAAATCTCTTGCTCTAGTCATCTGGTTTTTCCTCTAATATAGGTAGTCTATTTAATTTTGTATTACCATAAGTTAAGCATTAAGGGCGTCTAAGTCATCCCAGATAGTTGTAGCGGCAGTAGCAGGAACAAAGGCTATATCATTGCCATCGCTATCTACGCCTGATGTCCATGTCTGCACACCATCCACAACACTTAGACTGGTCAGGTAAGTAGTCAGATCATCCTTGCTAGTAATCTCAGCAATAGCATCTGATATGTCTGCACCATCGTCAGATATACCTAACATAATCCAATCCTGTGGGCTTGCTGTGTTAGGATCAACAACGGCATACATACCGCCTGTTGCTTGTGGAACTCCAAACGTCAGCCATGTAGGGATAGTACCCTCTGGTGTTAGTCTGTATTTTACAACTTTATGCGGCATCTTTTTTATCCTCTAGAAGCGGTGTGTTTGTCAGTGATGTTTCGTCATACATTTCAAAGCCACGGCTCTCTGCAAAAGCACTTGGACAATGCGCCCACTTGTCTGCACAAGCTTCTAGCCATTGAACAGTGTGGCTATGCTCTGGGGCTTTACCTTCTTTAATCAATTCATTTTCCCAGTTAAGGTATGACATAACTTCTAGCTGTGCCTGTGCTGCATTGATGCCAAGGTCAAACAAATAGATCATGTTACCTTCATCAATAACACCGTTGCGTGGTCTGGCACTATTCAGAGCCTGCTTCATGCAAGTCATAATGTGATACTTAACTTCTTCTAACTCGTAGTCAGCTTCTGTAAGCTCATCTTTACCAAGCTTCTTCATCAGGCTGTCGTACTGGTTGGTGAAGAAGTTTAGCTTACGAACAGCAGCCTCAACATAACCACGACCACTAGCAGCTTGTGCCTGCATCTCGTTGATCTTTATCTCTAGCAACTCTTGCTCAAGATCATCTGTCTCTGCAGCCAGCTTACGTTCTAGCTTCTTCAGCTTTACTTCTTTCTTCTTCATACTGAAGTAGCCCTCTTGGAGAGCAGCTTTAGTCTTCTCAATCTCAGCCAGTGAATGCTTCACAGAACGGATAGGCGTGATTGCAGTTACGTCTAGTGTGACACTCATCATCTGCGAGTGAGACTTGTAGAAGTTGCTAGACGCCTGTGCAATTGCAGGGGCCTTCTCAGCAATGTTAGCCAGCATGGACTTGTATTCAGGCTTCGCAGATGGAAGCTGAATGTTAAGGTCTACTGTGGCTAGTGCCGTTTCTTGTATCGTATCTTTCATGGTTTTCTCCATTGTTATTATTATTATGCTGCTAAGCCGCCGTGGGCATTTGAGCTGCCCCCCAAGCCAAAGCGAGCAATAGTAAGATTGCCAAAAGCACTGGTATTACCTGTGCTGGCTATTGTAATGTATTTTATCTCTTCATTGGCTGCTGACGGTTGCTTCCCTCCCGCATAGACACCCCTAGTGCCGCTGGAGGTTGCCGCACCATTAAAATTCCCAGCGGAAAGATCACCAAAGTCTGTAGCGTTTCCCGTTGATGCAATGGTAATGTAGTCTATTGTGTTTAGGCTGCTGCTCAAGTCTGAGCCACCCATGAAGCACCCCCTAGTGCTACTAGAGCAACCACTTAACTGGTATCTGCCGACAGTTTGATCTCCGAAGTCTGTGGCATTACCTGTGGTAGATATAGTAACGTAGTCCATGATGTTGGTCATGCCGCCATTATTGTATCCACCCGCCGCAACACCTCTCGTACTAGAGCTAACTCCCGTAGCACCTGATCTAGCAGAAGTAGAGTCTCCAAAGTCTGCGCTATTACCAAGAGTTGCGATAGTTATGTAGTCAATCCTAGTGCTAGAGTAGTTGAGTGTATCGTCAGCCCAAATACCTCTAGTTTGATTTGAAATGGTTGCTTGGCTCATCATGCTCTGAGCAAAATCACCAAAATCTACGGCGTTCCCAGCAGAAGTGATAGTTGAGTATTGAAGAAGGGTTTGCTGATCCGCACCTCTATTTACGTTGTTGCCTCCGCCATGTACGGCCCTTGTAGAAGATGAAACGGTTCCGTTCCCAACACTACCATCATAAAGCAAATCACCAAAGTCTGTGGCGTTTCCCGTTGAAACTATCTGGAAAGAGTCAATGACATTTCTGTTTGAAGCGGAGTTGCCTCCCGCAAACAGAGCAATAGCATTAACATTCCCAGCAATGGGCCACAGCCCACCCTTGGTGTAGCTTAATGCTTCCGCAAGTGACCACACGCCAGAGGCTGCGCTGTCTTGGTAAGGGCCAGCAGGTGCTGTCGGGGCATCTGTCATTATGTTGCCAAGGAATCTTTTAGGCATTATGCTAGTCCTCCGTGGACGCTAGATGTAGAGCTAAAGTTGTATGCTTGAACCGCTTGGTCGCCCCAATCTTGAGAATTACCTAAGCTGGCAATATTTACATATTGGATGTCAGTCGTGGTGGTGTTGTTGTTCAACTTACCGCCACCTATCACAAAGCGGGTTGCGCTAGACATTCCTCCAGACTCCTTCCTACCAGCAGCAGGCAAGTCTCCAAAATCTATAGCATTTCCCGTGGTTGCAATAGTGCTGTACTGGATGACAAACGGTGATCCCCCAC